GCTTGAAGAGCTTCAATTTGAGGAACGTATTCTGACTCAGTATAGATTCTATTGTTTCTATTCTTTTTGTCAATTTCACCAAAAACTCCTTCAAGGACGTATATACCATCCTTTTGTTTAAATTCCAGTTCACTAGAAGATCTTTCTAGGATTAATAGATTGTTTTTCGTATTCATATATTTTGATACTATGTTTGTTTATATATCTTTTGAAGAATAATGATTTTTCATTTTTTCTATATTTCTAAATCTGCTAAATCGCCAGATAAATCACCACCTGATTCTTCACCGTCTTCTTTCTTCTTTTCTTCTTCCTCTTCTTCAGTTTCTTTAGCAGTTTCTTCTGTTTCTACTTCTAAATAATACTTTACAAGAGTCTGCATATCCTCTTCCGTGAATGCGTTATTTCCATATTCATCATAGAAATATTCTTTAAATTCCTTTTCAGTCTTGCTAGTTTTAATAACTCCTATGATTTCAGCTGATTTAATCTTTTCACCTGAATCTAGGAGAATGTCATCAACGATAACGTCAGATTCTTCACCTACTTCTCTGGCATCTTCCTTTATTGAAGAATAATTTTTAAATGTTTGTAAGTGTTTCATTTCAGTATATGATTCATTAACCTTACCTTTTTCAAATGTCCATGTGTAACCTTTACCTTCTATTGTTCCATTACCTAAAATCCCGTACATACCTTTTTTGAAACTATCAAAGAAAATGGCGGAACCTCGACTCCAGTGCTTTGAACCTCGTATGAATTTTCTTGCCTCTTCGTCATCAGCACTCTGTAGATATACTCGATCTTCTTCCCATGACATTAAAAGTCCATCTCCCCTTGGGTTAATAGATTCACCTTCCCACCATGTATCGTTATCCTCGTCGTATGAATCTTCTTTGCTGTCTGGGTCACCAAACATGTCAAAATCTGACCATTTAGATATACCATATTTCAATGCTTCTTTTTCTGTCTTGAAAAAATTGATTTGAGTATATTCGCTATTCTTTTCGCTTACGTAAAATATTATTGCCATCTTATTTTATATTTTCACTATTGATTATATATTCTTTTTCTAGAAGCCCATGTCCATTGGATCTACCTCTGGTTCTTCTGCATCTTCTTTAGCCTGTCTTTGTCTATATGATAAATTAGCTGCTTTATCGTCAGGTGATAATTTCAAGTATCTATCAACTAAGAATTCCATATCAAAGTATGGCATTTCTTCCATAGTAACTGGATCTGTTTTCATTAGAGAATCTTGCATTGTAGATATAAAGTCTAATCGTTTCTCCATGATTTCCATCTGCTTTAATTCAGCAAACATATTCTCTTCATTAAATTGAATAGCTATTTGAGTTCTAAACCCTGCATCATCTTTAAATTCAGGAAACTTAAGACACATTTGTAACCATAGTGGTTTTACTAAAATTTCTTGGAAAGAAGAACGTAATCTTTTGATAAATTTAGAAAACTTAATTTCATCTCTAATCATACCATCGGCTGCTAAATTAAAGTCACCTCCACCGTCTTCATACATAAATCTATTGAATGGTATTTTAGAAACCATTTTTAATTTATCATTGAAATATTTAAGTGCTTCTGTATCTGATAATTCAGGACCGTCTCCTCCTAAAGTTTCAATCTCTGGAGATTCTCCTTCTTTAGATGGTAACCAGTATTCTTTGTTAAATTGAAGCATTGGTTTTCCATTAGTCGCTAATGTAGCTGAATCCCAATCAAAGTCTACAACTTCTTTATAATTACCCATTAATTGTGCAAGAGATTGTTTTGCTCTTGTTTTAGATTTACCACCAACAGGAATAATAAACTTCATTCTATACGAAGAATTAGTAACTGCCCAGATAACTCTAGTATGTTCCATAATTCTCATCAAGTTAAAGGCTCTTACGAGTCTTTCTAAGTAACTTACCCTAGATGCAGTGGTTATTGAAGAATAAGAAAGATAGATGATCTGTGAATCATATAGGACCCTCTCCTTAACCGGATCGTCTTTAAATTGAACCCATACCTTTTTACCGTCATCTTTATTATAACCTGGCATTAATGTAATAGGATCTATTTCTTTAAATCCTATAATCTGATCTTGCTCAGGGCTATAAATAATTTCAAAAGAAAGATAACCATCGATTAAGAATTTTCTAAAGAAGTACCATGCTGATTGATCTTGATTAAAACCAAAGTATTGGTAAATATCCCTAAAAGATTTATTTAAATATTTAGTAACTTCTTCAGAAACATCCATTCCAATAAGTTCTGGATTTCCAATAAAGTTTTTGTTATCATATACGATAGACTCATCACATAAAATATCTAATATATCTTCTATTTCGTCATGGGTTGAAAATCTTCTTAATTCGTCTCTTTTACCTTCATAGCCTTGATCAAAGAAAGGAATATTTTTTCTCATGTTGGTGTCTGCCATCGATAATGCGGCGAATGCGCCATACATATTATCGTCGTCTAGACCCATTTGATTCATTTGGCCATATCCAAATTCATCTTCTACTGGACCTATTGCCTGAGACTGCCTTAAGACTAAATCATCGTAATACATTCCAAAAGACGAGAGTCTTTTTAGTGTATCACTTAAGGTGAACGGTCTTTTACCGGTACTTAATGGTCCATTTCTTTCTATAAAACCTGCCATGTGTTAAATTTACAATTGTATTATACTTTCTCTTTATATATTCTTCTTTCTACGATGATCTTCAAATAATCTATTTAGCTCATTTTTTGTTATTCCATTTAAAGAATTAAAATCACAAATAGCTATTTTACACCAATCTTTATATGCAATCACTGCCTGATTTGATTTTCTAGAAGGTTTATATCTTCTAATTGCAAAATCATATCCACGTTGCTCTAAATATGCCTTAGCTCCTTGATATGAAAATGTTAATAATCCTCGTTGATTTTTAGCATTATCTGTCTTTGAAGCTCTTTTTATTGTAGATTGATATCTGTCATATATTTCATCTAAAAATTGTTCTCTAAACTTAGGAGGTAACATGGAAACATTTATTCCTATATCATCTCCGTCATACGGGTCTAATGCCAAAACAATAGGATTATCATCATACCATGGAATACCTTCAGTAATTGGGTTATATTCAAAAATATACATTTTACCTGGAATAAACCTAGACCTTATTGGCATAACGGATTTATTCTTTCTATCATTAAGACTATCTTCGAACCAAGATAAAGATTCCTTAGACGCTTTAGCCTTACCCTTACCCTTTACTAATTTTTTAATTTCTTCCTTAATGTAGCCCATTAATCCTGTTTATTCAACTTTAATAAAACCTTGGCCAACTGACCATGGCTCTTCAGCCCATACGTTTATTGCAATTGCTCCTCTTTTTCCTTCAGTTACAGTGTCAACTCCGTGAACAACTTCACCTGGGTTAAAAATAACTAATCTATTTGGTCTAGTTTTAATAACCTCTGGTGTGTTTTCTTCTCCGTCTGTATAAATGTGTAAATCTCCTCCTTTAAAATCAAAACCAGGTGGATAGTAAACACATCCTAAAACTGGAAACATTCTATTTCCTGTTTTTTGTCTATACTGTACGTCATCGTCAAAGTGTAGTTCTAAATAATTTCTTCTACCATCTTCTGCTGCGGTTTGTAAACCCGTCCAATATTCAAATCCATTAACTTCCATGTTTAATTTAACTGGAAGATTATCTTTCCAGATATATTCTGCCAATCTTTGCTTAATATTTGCGGCAGGTTTATTCCACCATCCTTTCCAATATTTATAATCCCCTGTTGGAACATAAAAGTTATCTCCTTCTTTTAAAATGTCTTTTAATAATTGTTCGTCTTGTATAAAATCATCAAATACTGCTATCATGTTTTAAAATTTATATGTTTAATGTAATCCATTGATTATCGTTTCTTCTGTTAATACTATAAAATTCCAATTTCGCTGAGAACAGAATTCTTTAGCTGCATTATATTTATCCATATTTTTAACGTATTGCTCAGCCAAAAACTTATAAGATTTTAGTGCTTTTTTAGAATTTACCTTAGGTGGTTCAGGCTTCTGAATTTGTTGTTTTGGTTTAATTTCTACTAAATATTCTTTAACACTGTCATCGGGTTGAATTGCTTTAAAATAAAAATCAGGATAATATTTTCTTTTAGTAGAATCTTGCCTTGACCAATAGGGTATTTCAACTGGTTCACTTGACCACATACTTACTTTTTCATTTTTGTCACACCACATCATAAACTTACGTTCCCAGGAACTTCTATATATGATAGGAGTAGGTCCTGCATATTTAGAAGGATTATTAGGTTTAAAATAACCTTGATTAAATCCTGAATTTTTAGTTGGTTTAACATTCTTTATTGACATTAGATGCTGTAAATTCCTGTTTGATTTTCAGAGTTGCCTGATCCCTTGTCTATGGATAAAGTTCCTTTATATTTTTGAGGGTGAATCTTATTCCATCCCTTTGCATAACCCCTTTTTGCTATTTCCGTAAAATAGGCAAATGCGTTTGGATATTTTGGATTAAAATTTCTCCAATATTTTAAAAGATCTAAAATAGCAAACTGTAGACAATCGTTTCTGTCGTCTTCGCTTACATATTTCATACGGTTAATTGCCTTTTCTGCGAGAAGAATTAACATTTTTTCTGCGTCTCTGGTTAATTTATCCTGCTCTTTAGAAAGAACCATTTGATCGTAAAGATCTCTATTATTTAGATAGTTTTTTGATTTTCTTCTTTTAGCCACAATGTATATTGTTTATTTATACAGATTATACTCTCAAATGTTAAAAAGTTTATTACCTAAAAAAGGGACCGATGGTCCCTTCTTTATAATTCGATGATACGTCTTATGCTTTTAATGCTTCAATCTTTTCTTCCCAAGATTTAATTTCAGAATTAATTAAAGAATCAGCTTCTTTAATTTCTTCAATTGATTTATCAGCCTCAGCTAATAAACCTCTTTGGTCTTTTAAGAAAGAAATCATATCTTCATATTTAGAAATCTCTTTAGATTTTTTTGCCTCTTCTGCTAATTCTCCTTCTAACATTTCGATTACGACTGGAGATGCATCTTCAGATGTTTCAGCTTTAATGTATTCTACTGCTTCATTCGCAGATGCTGAGAAAAATTTAGATAATTTGGTGTCTTCGTTGTATCTTGAAATAAATAGATTTTCATCTAATTTAAATAAATCAACAGTGACACCTCCTCTCTTGTATGTAGTAGCAAAATCTACTACCATAAAGTTTTCTATAATAGAAGAAAGACTTTCAAATAACTCAGCTTTATTTTTATTTTCGTATCTAACTAAACCGCTATTTAATGCAAAGTTAGAAAAAGATTCTAAGATCTCAGTGTTGTTGTTGTAAAATTTACCTTCTTCGATATTGTAAATAAATTTAGTAGATCCGTGATACCATCTTATAGTTTCATTTAAAAACTCGAAACTTTCAAATGCAGAAATAGCAGATAGTAAATTTGAATTCTTAGGATTTTCAATAATTTCAACGTTATTTTCTTTTATTTCGTAAGTTCTACCGTTTAAATAGAATTGAAGAGATTCTTCATTTTTTACGAAAGGAGCTAATATGTTTGCCATTTTATTATTTATTTAATTTTTTATTATTTATGTATATATCTGTATTATATGTCGTTTTCATCAATTATGTTAGGATCGTCTTCTTTTGCTTGAATTTGCTTGTTCTGAGATTCTCCCCGGTTGGAAGTAATAGACTTTTGTTTAATTTCAAACATTCTATTACCTGAATGAAATTCAGAGTTTCCACCTCCACCATAGTGTCTAGCTCCATTTGGCCCATAAGATACACTTCCTCCTTCGCCTCCAGTTCCAGCTCCTCCGTCAGGTGTGTTTGAGAATGAAGGAATAAATGAGTTAACTTCAATTGGAAACGTAATGTTATATTTATCTTTATCGTCAAATCCAAAATCAATAGGACTTTCAACAGTATAGTCGTCTGGGAGAGCGTAATAAGACGCTAGTCTATATGTTCCTTCATCTAAGTGTCCAACTTCAACATTAAAGTAATTAGATTTGTATAATCTTTTGATTATCATTTCCGTAATCTTTAGTGCGTCTAATGTCGAAGACACTAAGATTTCAATGTCAAAGTTTAGTGTTATAGGTATCATTTCAAATTCAGAAGAATATGACTGAAGAGATCCTTCTTGATCTAGTCTCGTATATTCTCCCATAATTCTTCTATTTACAAGCTTAGAAGAATCTATAGAAATAGAAGATATTCTTGCAACTCCTCTTGGAACTACATCGTAATTTCCATCTGCAAACCCAGGATCTGGATAACAGTCTTCTCCGGTTGGAGTCGTAAATAAAAAATTATCTCTTAGAAATTGATCGTCTCCTGTAATTGAATAATAGAAGGGAACGTCTATGTCTTTTCTAGTATTTTTATCTACTTGTCGCTGAAACCAAACTTTATTATTCAAATCGGCTAAAAGACCTATTATAATGTGTCTAATTATTGCGTCGTCAGAATTATATTTAAGATTGTATGTTGCCATTTATTATAGGTATCTTGTTGCTGCTCTTTTCCAGTTTGGTAAACCTGACATTTTTAAACCAGCTGCTTTAACGAACGTTCTCATAGAAACATCGTTTGCATTTTTCATAAATTCATATATTTCTCTTTTCTCTTCAAGCGGCATTTCCGTAGGTTCTAAGTGAGGTAATAATCTTTCCATTCTTTCCATCAAGGTTGCATCATCTGGATTAACGTCAACTAAAATTGACCTTGATCTGATTGCTCCATCTGGATCTGCTTTATCCTTTGCTAAGTTTGAAATAAATATCACTCTTCCTGAGAATTCAAATGAATTAGGAACAATTCCATTTTCTTCTAAATTAAATGCTTCTTCAGGGCTTACGTCTTTAGGATCGTATACTGCTTTAGTCTTTTTTAAATAAGAAATCTTTCTTATTTTCTTTGTATCTAAAGCTGCTTTCATTAGGTTTCTACCGTTTTCATCTCTAAATACTGCGTCACAGTCATCAAAGATTAATGTTTTATTTCTATATTGGTAGAATTTCTTGTACATCATAATTACAGATGCAGCACCTGATACTAGTACATAGTCTTCTTCATCGACAAGACCTTCATCTTTCATTGCTCTTTCTACATTATACGTTTTACCCGTACCCGCTCTACCTGAAATAAATAGAGAGTTAAATGCACCAGCCGCAACTCTTCTTGATATTTCGTAAATATCTTCCATAGTCTCTTCTAGATATTTTACTTTATCGTCAAGTGTCGCTTCATTTTTTGTCTCCATTGGAGAAGGCTTAACTTTAACCTGCTGTCCTTTCTTAATGTTCATGATAGAAGAGTAAGGAACTTCTAATTCATCTGCTATTTTATTTACTGCGATACCAGATGATAATTTAGCTTCAATCATTTTAATCTCTTCTTTAGAAAAAGCTCTATTTTTTCTTCTTTCCAATAACATTGACTCTTGTATAGATGCAGCGTATTTTTTATCCATTAATCTAACAAATTCTCCAACTAATTTGACAATTGGGAATGTTTCAGATGAAATAGAAAAGTCAGATTGAATATTTGCAGCATCTGAAAAATAAACTATAGAACCTACAATACCTGGATTCTTAGCAGTTGCTGATGTTACCATAAAGGACTCTGTTCCTTTACTAGAATAAAACATAATTCCTTGTTTTTCTTCTCCACCAACCTC